CCGTGCCTGTATTACCCGCCCCAGCAACCTGAGTTCCTTCGCCACTTACGTTGCCAACGTCTTTAGACGCATCAAGAATTTCATCCGCGCCAGCATCACCGGTTGTGGCTGGCGTAGTAGTGGCTGGCGTAGTGGCTGGCGTAGTGGCTGGCGTAGTGGCTGGCGTAGTGGCTGGCGTAGTGGCTGGCAACCTAAATTCAACATAACCATTTAGCACGGAGTCATAAGATCGAGTCCCCGACTTGCCAACAAATGTCGTGTTTTCTATTTTATCTAGCTGGGCATCAGTAAGGTCTTTCCCGGTCAGTTCATGGTAGTCATCAGCAGCTTGCTCTCGGAAGATTGTTTTACGGGCTGCTTGTACGTCTGCGGTTCCGTTCTTTAGATCTAAAATTTTAGTACCAACTAGAGCTTGCGCGTTCTCATCACTAATATCTGCGCCGTACTTTGAACTGAAGTAGTCTTTGACATCCGAAACAGTAGCGACTCGTTGATTACTATTATTAAATTCAACGGCTTTGCCGGAAGAATCAGTAAATTTGATTTGGTTGTTTTCAATCTTTCTTACGTCGCTAAAAACAAGCCCACTGCTGTCTCTAAAGTTCCCACTTTCGTCCAAGGTCATGCCGTTGGACAGCCTCCAACTGGGTTTACCAGAAGGACTAACCACCCGTTCAGCAGTAACCACACCAGAATTTACAGCATCAATCAGGGCGTCCCTAGAAACAACCTTTGCAATTTGCGTATTAAATTTATCGGATGCGTTTTGAAAATCCTCAGCTAATTCGTTTACTTCGGCGATGCCATTTAGCCTATTGTCAATTGTTGTTATTTGGGTTTCCAAGTCTTTGATAGACGCATCGGTTGTATCAAAAGCCGTTTGGGCCGAGTCTATTCTGCCCCTTAATGTTTCCAACGAATCTTCGTCGTAGCCGAATTGTTCGGCGCGATCTTCAACTCTCTTAATTCTGCCTTCTATATTAGCTTTTGCTGCGTCAAATTGTTCTTGGTTAGGCCCAACTATTTTCCAATTATCTTCATATCGTTCTACTATGGCGTTTATTTCGTCGTACTCTCCCGTGTAGTATTCAGTAGCTGCGTCTGCTCTTTCGTTATAGTCTCGGGTGGCGTTTTGTACAGCGTAGGAATTTGTTACTTGTTGTCTATTAAGAGCGTTGTATTGACCAATTAGAGGGTTACGAGCTTCTACTATCGGCGCAGGGTCTTGATAGTCGGGGTTTTTGGCCGCAGCGGTTTTGAATTTTTGGTACGCAGTGTCAACTTCTTGCCTAATAGCATTAAATCCAGTTTTTGCAGCGGCGGCCCCAAGGTACCTTCCTATTGCAGTGCCGGGATCTTTACCATTCACAAGAAGTTCTAACCCCAAAGATGTGGAATTAGATATATAACTTATCGTTTTGTCAGAAATACCCCAGTTGTTTTGTTTGTTAACCGACCTAAAATAGCTTTCCCCCAGATCTACAGCCCCAGATATTGTGCCGGATATAAGCCCATCTTTAATTGCGGTTCCGACATCTCTGCCGGTAAGTACCGCGCCGATACTGTTAGTAACGGCATTAGTCAAAGCCGAATTCGCTACGCTACCAATCGCCATCGCTGTACTGGTAGAAACTCCATTCCTAATCAGAGCGTCAGTCAGGTCCCCAGATAGTTGATTGGGACCATAATTCATTATGTCCTGACCTACCTGCGTCCCTTGCAAAAAAGTGGTCGTTGCGTAAGAAACCGCCGCAGATGTGGCAATTTGTTTTAAGTTCCCGCCTCGTGCCGCAGTGATTGCCGCAGATGTGACGTACGGTGGAATGCCGACATACGCCCCCGCAATTTGAAGAATTGTCGGCAGGGGGTCTTTTACAATCTGTTTGACCGTGCTGATAGCACCATTAACTACATGGTGGGCGGCGTCGTCTATGTTGGCTAATGCTTCAGAAGCACCATTATACAAATGGTGCGCGGCGTCATCTACGTCCGCGAGTTTTTCTTTTACATAACCCATTACGCACCCTCTGGCAGCGTTACTAAGAGCAACATATTCTTAGGATCAAACGATATTTTTAAATTGCCGTGTTTATCTGCCGCTAACTTGGCTAGTTTGTAGATTGTTTTTGTAGCATGAGTTATTAAAAATTTAAACCCCATTTTGTCGGCGCAGTTAACCAACTCAATGAGGTTATTAATATAGTTCTCGGCGGTATCACCATTGTAGCCACGCACCCAACCAATTTCTCCGGGGAGAGGTTTAATCGTAAACAGCGTGTTTCCCGCCCTTATCCTGAACAGTTGTGGGTCACTGTATTCTTTGAGCATGATTGTGTACGCAAGCCGCTCTGGAGAAACTCCGGCTTTTTTAGCGTCATCACGGATAGACTCTAACCCTTCCTTGTACTCGTGTGCGGCAACGGCAAATATGTCCGTAGGAATGAGTTCATGTTCCTTAGAACTGACTGGTCTGATGTCTGACGCATTCATAGTTACCCCACCTTCCAGTTAGTACCATCTGAGTACACGGGCACTTTGGTCGATCCGCCACCGGCTACCGTGGAACCAAATGTGGACACAGAAGAGTCGGTTACAAACAACCGCGACCCCACGCCAGAAGTAACCGCACTGGGCAGGTTAGCCACAGTAACGGGCGGGTTTGCTGTTAATTGACCGATAACTTTATCTCGTTGATTAAAATAAAGACGTAAGACGTTGTTAAGTTGGTCAAAATAACGCCGGTCATAATCGTTTGGGGCAAGCGGTAGGTTAGGCGCAATCGCTTGAGATAGCACATCATTTGAAGTAACAAGATAGCTCATATCAACGTCTGCCGTCCTGACGAATATCGAACCGGGGATACCCTAGTTGCCACTGCACACCCAAGCCAGTAGAAGCTACTTTCATAATCATCTGCCGCCCGCGCACCCGAACGTAAACTTGCCCAGTGTATTTTTCGATAGGTACAGTAGCAGTCCGAGTAACCGTAGCGTTGTCGCTACCGCCAACGGATGTGGGATTATTGTAACCCGACCCAGAGTTTTGCATCGGGATTAGGGTCATGACCACGGAAGGAGAAGCTGCGGTAGACCCCTCAAAACTCATATCGGGCAACATACGCCAAACAAACCCAAACTTATCCCCGTCCTCAATATCGAACTCAGACGATGAAATGTACGAATCGATTGGCAGAATGACTTGGTTTTCCCCGTTATCCACGCCCTCTTCATGATTTACGAGGTTGTAACTATATGTAGCAGCGACTGGGTAATTTCGCAGCCCGGAATCTAACCATGCCGTGCGAGCCATACTGCCGTGATACCAGATCCCTTGACCACCTTTACCATCAGATTCAATGTAGTTATAAACAACGTACCGATCAATCGTAGTATTGGGGTTTTCGGATGTGCCCGTACCATTCGGTCCGGTAATAGAACAGTAGAACCACCAGACTTCGTTAAACCCCTCGTTAGTACTACAGAACACCTGCTCATTTTGCTCAAGGTTTATGTCGTTGTAGATGTACTTACGCAGGTCACAAGTAAGCGTATTTACACGCCCGTCATACATGTAAAACTTATCTACCCCCATCCAGTACACTCGTCCCGACGCAACCACCGCCGCATTAGGGCTAATAATTGATATGTTGTCGCCAAGAATCTGTTGGCTCCACACTGCCGGGGGGCCAAGGTACTGCAAGGAATATATTGAGGAGTCCGTAAAAACGACTACTTCTTGTCGGGTTTGAACTACCGTAACAATTTCAGAGCCGTGAGATAAGGTTAGACTCCCCGCTTGCTGCGTAGCACTAACAGTCCAATTAGCCGGATCTTCTTGGGCAGACCATCGAATAAGCATCGGGTTTAAGGTGCTTTCTCCGTAATCATTGCAACCGAACGCGAATACAAACCGATTGTCCGATACGAAAAGGACGTTCTGCACGGTGGGGACATCTGACGCACCTGTCACTGAAGACAGTAAAACTCCCCGCGAACCTAGTCCAGTAGCAGCATCCCAATAATAAATTGCGCCCCCACGGTAGCCAAAAATTAAACTTTGACCAAAATTATTCTGGGTCCACAGCCTAAATAAAGTAGCGGTTGCCGTACCACTACCCCACGTTCCACTACCCCACGGACCTGCACCCCATCCAGTTAACGGGAGTTGGGTTGATGCGCCGACATTGATTTGATATGCGGCAGAAACCGTTGCGCCACCGTACGTACCAGCAGTTAAAGCAGTGGGTACGGTGATGTAGTAAGAGTTAGCATCCTTGTACGTGATGACGTATTCGGCGTTAAAAGTTGAAGCGTAAGTACCGGTGGCACCACTAAACGTAACATAGTCCCCAGTAATAGCGCCATGAAGTGCATCGTTGACGGTAACGGTTGTAGTGCCGTTGGCAACAAAAGGGCTAGAAAGGCCGGTGGCAGTGTCGCGGATAGGGGTGATGTCGTAGTACGCCCCACCTTTCTCGATGTAGAATTTTAAGTTGGTGCCTACTCCAACAAGGTTATCCCCAATAAGGGTCACCCAGTTCCATAAAGACCGGCATATGCCTAAAAAAGTAGTGGTAGAAATACGTAACCACCCACCAATTTTCTCGGGCGTACCCTGCCGAAACCGAACCTTGTCGCTGTCATACCAACCATTTTCGTTGGCGTAACGTGTATTTTCCTTGTTTACACCGGGACGAGGTTGGAACTTTTTGAGCGTCATTACTTACTCGCTACACCCTTGTGCTTTTCAAATGAACGCATACCACCAAAACCAAGCAATCCAGCCAGCAGTGTCATCAACTGCTCAACGTCAAGGTCTGGGGGAGGAGCCAACTCTTTGGGGATTATGTCATAACCTTGACCAAAAGCCCAGAGCCATTGCATCAAGGGGTAGCCAAGGAATTGGTAAGCCAGACCTGCAACCCCAACCCAACCAACAGCAGGACGCCAGCCAGAGACAAATACGCTAGTAGACGCCGCTTCAATTTTATTGATTTCAACTTGCGCCAGATCGGTGGCTTGGTCGATTTTCTTTTCTTCCAAGTCCAGTTTCCGGTCCTCCAGCGCCATTTGAAAGCGTTCCTTGTCCGTTGTGACCAACGAGTCCGCAACTTTCCCAACCCCTTCAATTATTGACCCTATACCTATCAGATCCATTACTTCAGCCCTTTCAAAGTGCGATTTATCCAGCCGAGGAGGAACTTGGACTGGGTACGGTTTTTATTGCAAATGTCCGCGTAGCGGGTAATCTTTGCCAGCGCGAAGGCTTTCCGAAACGCTTCTGGTTCAACACTGTTAAACTTTTCCACGGTCTTGTCGCCAACTGCGCCGTCTGGTGTAGCGCCCACGATCAACTGCGCGAGCTTGACCGCGACGCCCATGCCGGTGTTTACGCCGAAGTTGAAAACCGATTCCGCAACAGTTTGGTTCGTAATTTCATCCCCTCGTAAACGATCCCAAAACTCAGCTTTATAGAATCCACGTACCATTCCAGTAAGGAGCGGATTGTTGATTTCTTTGTGATCAATGAGGTTCCATCCGCCCCACTGGGGGTTTTTGTTTCGCGCAATTCCAGCATAAGTCATCCCTCCGGTATCACCGGGAATAGTGTGTAGAACGTAGCCGCCTTCGTCGCGGATCATCTGTTCAAAGGCTTGCTCAAAGTTAGCCATTATTTCCTCGCTATTCTGTCTTCGATGATACTGATGTGCTTCTGGTTGTCATGGATCATGTCGCGGTTGTGCTGAATCTCTTTCTCAAGCTCTTGCCGCAGTTTTTCCCTTGCTAGTTCAGCCCCAGAGTTAGTGGCCTGTTTGTTGTCGCTGGTAACAACAAGGGAGATTTTGGCGTTGAGTACAGTGACCTCATGAGTCAATTTATCCAGCGCACTCATCAAGTAGACCACGCAGGTAAAAAGAATGGGAAGCACCGCAAACGCGGTCTTTTCAATAAGCTGACTTTTGGCTTCAAGTTTTTCAGTCATTTCCGTGCCTCTTTGCGTATTCGTTTCGTAAAAAAGTTATCTTCTTTTTCCCGTCGTGTTTTTTAATCTTACCCAGCGCAGGGGGGTGGTTCAAGTATTCGGCGGCACGCACTAGAAAATCGGGGTCGTCCTCAAAAATACCTAGTGCAGAGTTGCACCGTTTACACAAGATCCCGCGAACGTCATCAGAGTCATGGCAGTGATCTACCGCAAACTTGTACTGCTTGAGCTTGAGGGGGTGTTCACAGATGGCACAATTATACATCTGGAACTTCAAAAGAAAATCGTAGTCGGTCGGGGATAGCCCGAACCTACTGAGCCGGTTCATGTCTGATTTGCATGGACTGCACAGAAAATAGCTTTTGTTGCCGTGGATAATGAGGTCTTCCCTTAGAAATTCCCCCCGGCATACAGCGCAGAACAGCATTTTAAACCCCCCGGTAATGCGCGTGCATTACCGGGGGAAGGACCTTAGTTGTCGGTCTGCTCGTCGATTTCGCCTTCGTCTTCTTCGGCTTCTTCGATTGCATCAGCAACGTCAATGTAAGCGTCAATGGTCGAAGAAAACAGTTCGGTCAGCGTGAAACGGCCAATACCGTTTTCAACCGCAACGGCATACGAAACGGCAAACAACGCTTGCAACGCATCAACCGGCTCCGAGCCGTCAATAGCTTCAATAATCAAGTCTTTCATGGAAATCTCCGGGGTTAGACGGGCGGATGCCCGCCGGTATTTTACCGAGTGTGTAAGACAGGAAAATTACTAGGGCCAAGTTACCGTCCAAGGAAACCCGGACTGACTTGGTACGTCACGAAGTGCTTGCCGGTACGTTGCCCATGTTGCTTTGTCTACAGGGCTATCTGGACACTGGGTCCAATCTGACTGTGCCAATAGAATGTCACGTTGAGCGCGAACCTTTTCCGCCTGTTCGGAATCTGGAATCGGCGTAATCACCCAGTTAGTAAACCACTGCCCGTTTGTTTGAATAGGCTGACCAACATAAGCACGTTCGCGCTCTGGGTTTATAGCTGGGCGGTCCACCCACTCAACGGGGGCGTAGTCACTTTCGCCAACGGGGTCGATCTGAATATCCCCAATGTGCCGGGGGTACTCACCAGTAGAAAGTTTGATGTAAGTGTCACTCATAGTGGGATCACCGAAGAAGTTATAAAGTTCGCGTCTGCTGCCGTTAACGAGCTAGTAGCCAATGTTATCGTAACAGCAGTGTCAACTAATGATGAGGTGTTCGTTGTAACCGTGATGGTTGGCGAAGTTAACGAAGACGCCGCATATGTATAACCGCCATACGTTCCAGTTCTTGTACCATCAGTTGGTAGTTTTATATTCCCGCTAGAACCGTTTGGAGATGAGAAACCAAGCAAAGCAGCTATATACATATTTCCAAATGTGTCTACGGTAATACTATTACCAGTATCATCGCCACCAAAACCAAAAAAAACTCGTTGCCATTGAACGGTTCCTGATGAATTGTATTTTGCAATTAAAACGTCTTTGTCAGACGAAGTTGCTCTAGTGAAACCCGTAATGTAAATATTTTCTGAGCTATCTAATGCAACACCCAAGCCGCCGTCAAATGACGTATCGGCAAGAGTTCTATGCCAAACATACGCCCCAGAAGTATCGTATTTAGCTAAAAAAGTAGTATTTGTTGAACCCGGAGGAGTGCCGCCCGTCCCGCCTTGACCACCAACTACATATAAATACCCAGACGAAGCAACGGCAATCCCATAAGCAGAATACTGCGCTGGAGTTATTGTGCGTTGCCATAAGAGTGTTCCAGAAGAATTGTACGAAGCAAGTATGGCAATTGCCGCTGTAAAAGTTCCACCATTAGAGGAAAAACCTGCAACATAGACATTCTCTGAAGAATCTAACGCAATCCCATAAAATCGTTCTATAGAAGAAGTGCCAAGCCCCAAAAGTTTAGTCCATTTAACTACACCATCAAAGTCTATTTTTACAACACAAGCGTTAGTAAATCCGGTTGTTGGGTTGTTGTAGCCCCCACAAATATATACATTTCCAGATGCGCCAACAACCGCTTTTTGAAAATTGCCGTTATTTATCCTTTTTTGCCATTGCACAACCCCAGACGAGTTGTACTTTGCTGCTTGCATATAAGTGCCGCTACTAATCCCAACAACGTATAAGTCCCCACCACTTGAAATTGCTACACCGTTGCCTTGGTCAATAGAAGTCCCCCCAAGAAGTTTTTTCCATTGGACCGTACCGTTATAGTCATATTTCGTAAACAAAAAATCATATGAGCCAGCGCCGTCGCTGTTTGTGTAGCCTATTGTATAAGCGTTTTTATTGCCATCTACCAAAACACCTTGCGCTTGATCAAGCGTGGTTCCAGATAAATATGAAAGCCAATACGAATTAGAACTTACGCCAAAAAGACCGTAAGCCCTTGCAGATGCCGCGCCTAATGTAGTAATGGTCGGCATGGCAATCCTTATGCAAATTTAGTTTGCGAGGCGAACACGGTAAATGCTGCCGCACCGGTCTTCACGATAGTGTAGGTATAAACGTCAATACTGCTCGCGTTTCCAGATGATGGAGCTGCCCCGCCCTGCCACTTAGGGGTTACTGAAGTCCCATCTACCTGCACTGCGCTATTGTAGTAAGCCGTAGACCCCTGAGTAACAAGGAACGCAGCAGTTAGAGACTGTCCGGTAGACATCGCAGAATCTAAACTTGTCCCACTAGAAGCCCGGAAGTTCACCGTCCAGTTGGCCGAGGCGTTGCTGGTGTAGTACACAACCGATTGCGTTGTAATGTCGTAGTTGATCGTCCCAGTAGCGGCGGTTGCGGATATGGTTGCAACTTCGGCCATGTTAGTGAACACAGAAGCAAGGACACTAGACGATCCGCTAAAAGTCTGTTTTGCTGTGAATGTATTAGCAGTGCCAATAGAAACATAACTCAAAGCCGGAATATCAGCCGCTACAAGTGCCCGAAATGTAGGAACTCCCGACGAACCGTTGGGCGCAGCTAAAACGTAGTTTGCAGTCTTGCTGGCGTAGGGGTTCTGCGTGTCGCCATAACTAGCAGCGAGCGCAACCGTTACGGCTGAACTACCGTTAAAACTTGTCCCACTAAGTGGACTACTAATGGTCAAGGTATTAGCTACTGAACCAGCCGAACCGGTTGTGTTTTGGTTAAGCGTGGGGAAAGTACAGTTTGTTAAATTGCCGGAAGCCGGAGTACCCAGTGCGGGAGTGGTAAGCGTTGGAGAAGTAAGCGTCTTGTTGGTGAGTGTTTCCGTCCCAGCGAGCGTAGCCAAAGTTCCAGAAGTAGGAAGTGTAAGCGCCGTATTAGCGGAAAGGGTTAGACCAAGAGAATACGCACCGGTAAAGGTGATTATATTGGCGACGTTATTAGCTACCCCCGTCCCTCCACTAGTCGCTGCAAGAGTAGCCGACAAACCAGCAGCGGTTCCGGTTGTGTTTTGGTTAAGCGTGGGGATATCTGAAGCTACAACAGCCCTAAAAGTTGGAACTCCGTCTGCGCCGTTAGGGGCGGCTAAAAAGAATTTTTGGCTTTTGCTGGCGTAGGGGTTTAGCGTGTCGCCATACGCTGCACTTAAACTAATAACCGGAGCAGTGCCGCCACTAGAAGCAACCGGAGAAGTAGCCGTAACCCCAGTAATCGTACCGCCAGAACCGGTAGCAGAAATACTAATGCCTCCTCCGGTGTTGGTAATAGTTACGCCAGAACCAGCGGTCAGCGTTGATTTTGTTAACGTATTCCCGGTGCTGTTTCCAATTAATAATTGACCGTCAGTGTAGGTCGTTTGTCCGGTACCACCTTGCGCTACTCCCAGCCCGTTTACAAAGTTAATATTTGCATCGGGTAGTGTTACCGTGCGGCTCCCCGTCAACGTAGTCGGCGTTATTGTTGCGGCGTAACTACTTGCTCCTCCCGCCCGCCCCTGCACAACAACTGCGTCTTGGGTTGCTGCGGATATAGCCTTTAGGCCCCCTGCGGTTAGCGTCGTGCCGTCAAACTTTAAGTTATCTGAGTCAGTCTCAAGCCCACCCGCGCCGCTATATACCACCCGACCCGAAGTCAGACCAGTGTTGGTGATTGAGCTAAAACTTGCAGCGCCGCCAGATGCGCCAATCCGCACGAAGTCTGTACCGTTGTACGCAACAACGCATTTTTCGGAAATGGCAACCGTTATCCCCGTCTCTCCAAGTGCCTTGAACGTAAAAGTGTACGAACTTGACAGGTTGTTAATAACGTAAATTTTGCTTAGTTTCGGAACTGATAACGTAAACCCGTTTGCGCTGGGGGTTACATTTAAGATTGCATATTGGGACGATGACCCGCTAAGAGTCCCGCCGTTTATTGTTTGGGTTAACGCCGTGTTTCCCGTTAATGAAATGGTATTCGTTCCGGCAACAGCCGAGTCGATATAAGTTGTTATGAAGTTGTTGACCTCGTTGCCCCAACTCCCAGACAGATCCCCTTGGGTCGGAAGAGCAAGACCAAGCAAGGGAGTATAATTAACGGTTGGCATGTCAGTCCTTTACTGTGTCGGGATGTCAGTCCACCCCGGAGTCTGGGTGTCGGTTATAGTAGTCCAAACCGGACTCTGAGTTGTGCCTATTGTATTCCAATTTGCAGTTTGTTGGTCATCGATCGGTTCCCATGCAAGCCGAGCAACCATGACCGCCGCGCCGGTAGCTGCTTCAACAACGGAAATACCAAAAGAACCGGAGGGCAAGTCAACATCACGCCCTGACGCGGCCTCTACAATCGCAATGTTAAACGTCCCAATAGCCCCCAGCGCATCTAAGCCGGATGCAATCTCGTTGATAATTGCGGCGTAAGCTAAGGCATTAGTGCTGGCATCTGCGCCTGAAGCCGACTCAGATACGGTCAGAGTAAATAAAAGCCCCCCAACTGCAAGGTCTGCGCCCGCAGCGGTTTCGGCAACGCTAGCCAAGAAGGTAGCAATAGAATCTACGGTATCAACGCCGCTTGCTGACTCAGACACGGCTATGTTGAACGTGCCGGTGCTGCTTATGGAGTCTAGTCCCGCCGCCGTTTCGGCAATGTCTAGGCTAAACGTGGCTGTAGCGGAGACAGCCTCAACACCACTTGCCGTTTCAGTAACGGTTACGCTGAATAAGAACGTGCCAGATACTGCGTCCAGCCCAGCGGCGGTTTCGGCAATCGTTCCAATAAAACTTAAGCCAGCGTTTACTACGTCCGCTGCGCCAGCCGACTCAAGGATGCTGCTGCTAAACGAATTGCCGCCGTTAATCGCTTCTAAAGCGGAAGCTAACTCATCTACGCTCAGACTAAACGTGACAGTGCTAGTAATAACATCCGCGCCCGACGCGGATTCGGAAATGGACGCAGAGTATAAAAACGTAGCAGAAACAGAATCGGCAGCGGAAGCAGCTTCGTCTGTTGCGGAGTTGTCTTGGGGGATGGTGTATGTGAGGACAATAACCCCCCATTTCCCATCACTACCAGAAGACCCGCCGCCACCAAAAACACTATTGTCGTAATTAGTTCCTGATTGTATTCCGCCAGTGCCGCCCCAAGGACCGTAAATTAAACCGTTAAACGAATCGGTCCATACGTTAC